CCACCTGTGCCTGAAGCATCTTCTATTGTTCTATAGTTTCTAGTATAACTTTCAAAAGAAATAGTAGGTAGTGCTTTGGCTGTATTAGACTCTGAAGTTAGTGTCTTTAAATAAAAAGTATCCCAATCCACTGAAGACATGTCTGAAGGAAAATCATAAGTTCCTGTACCTGCAGTTAGTGTTTGGGATTGCGTTGTTTTTAAAAATGGAAACTCATGTCCATCTTGTAGTATTTCTCTTATCGAACTATTAATAGAATCTTTTGCTATAGCCTGAACATTCTTAGCCCCTGCAAAAGTATCTGTTGTAAGAGTCACTTCATTAAGTCTACGCAGTAATTCATTTGTTAAAGTTAAAAATGTTGTTGCCATAATTTACCTTTTCTAAAAATCTACACAGTATTCCATATAAGTACTTTTTAAAATTGTATCTTTATCTTGCCATGTAGGTGCATAAACACATTCTATTTTTTCATATCCGTTTTGTTTAGCATAATTAAATCTATTATTTCCTATAGCACAACGGTATTTTAAATCTTGTTCTGTTGCTTTAGTTGGATCTATTCTGTGAGATTGCTCTTGTGCATAGATCATAAAAGTTTCTTGTAACCAAACTATTGGAGGCCAAAGCATACCTCTTTCGTTCAAAGATTTATTTATAGCATTTCTAAATCTAAAATCTTGTAAAGCAGCCTCATCCATTTGCCAATAAACTTCATCTATATTAAAAATTTTAATATCCCATTCAGGAAGTTTATTTTTTGCTTTTAATATCATTAGATAAATTAAGAGGGCAAGTTGCCCTGCCCCCTAAAGTTAATTATTAAGCAAGTAGATCTCTGTCTACTTCATCAGCTCCATCTGCTGCAAAATGAACAGTGCTTTGATTACCAATAGCATCTATATCCATTAATATAGCAAATATACGAATCTGCCCTGTATTAGGAGCAGTTGATGTTGCTTGAAGCTCAAGATCAATCGTATCAGCAGCTGTAGTAACAATAACAGGATCGCCTGCTGTAGCTGCAGGAGTTAAATAACCAACTCCTGAAGAAAGATTTGATGCGTCGTCATCAATATCTACTGCAGATACATAACCTGTTACTGCTGTACCACCAATAGCTGTGCCTGATGCTGTAAAACCAAGGTTTACAGTGTTACCATCAGCACCAGATTGGACTGATTCAATCATCTCTGCTCCTGCTGTTAATACCATAGTATTAGCAGGTACAGAAATAGCTTCAACAATATCGCCTGCACTAAGAGCATCTAGATCAGCATGTCCAAAATCTATGGTAGTTTGAACCATGTAAGGTTTTCTACCCGGATTACCCATGCCTCTAGCATCGACTTTAAATGTACTAATTGTAGCCATTGTTTATCCTCCCTTAAGCTGCGTTATATTTAGCAGTTACGATAGCTTCAGGTCGAAGTATCTTTCTGCCATATAAGTGCATACCACGAACAATGTCTGCAAATGAGTCAGGATCACGATATGTTTCTGTTTTACTTAACTGCTCGGCAGTAGCAATAGCAGAACCATGACCTGCAACAAGCACACCAAAGTTTGCATTTTGGTTTGCAGAACCTGATGTACCTGCACCTGTACCCACTGAAGGTAAGTTACTAGATACGTAAACTCTAAATCCTGCTAAGTTGTTTAGAACAAGACCATTCTTAACTGAAGCTTCTGCATAGTCAGCATTGACTAGCTTAGAATTTTCATCAGAAAGTAGTTCCATAAACACAGGGTCAATGACTAACCATCTATCCTGAGTATCAACTTGCTGTTGATTTAAAAGTCGGTTCATTCTATTTACAATCTGCATTGGTGATGCAGTTGCTGTTGGAACAGATGTAGCACCATTTGGAACATTAGCCACAGGAATTGAATGATCTCCTGCAGAAGTTGTTGTTATGTTACCAAAAGAACTTTTAATTAACTTCATAGAAGTAAGAAGTTCATCTGATCCTGCTGTTGATACAGACTTAGAACCATTAACACTAGTATTAACAGCGTCAGCTACAGAGTGTAAACTTGACTGTGAATAACCTGATAGATAACCTAATACCTCTTGGTCATACTGGTCAGACAATCTGTATGCAGCTCTGTCAGTTGCAAGTTGCATAAAATTTACATGACTGTGGGCTTCTTCAATGTCATCCATTTTAAAAGCATAATAGTTTGCTTTATCAACGACAAGTTGAAAGTCCTCATCATCTAAATCTTGTGCAGTTACTTGTGTGCCTCTGGCATACGCTTTAACTGAAATTTCTGGTTCTTTGATAATCCTGACGGTATCGCCTTGATTAGCAATCTCTCCAAAATAATCAGAGTTTGTTATATCTCCTACAACAGTTGACTTACGGAATGCAAGCTGTACCTGTTTGGAGTAAATTACAGGTGAAAAATTACCATTAGGTAAATTTCCATAACCTGTTGCTGTTTGAAAAGCCATAATAAAATCCTCCTATTGCTTGGCTTATTTAAAAGCTAAACACCTTAGAAGAGGCTATACGTTCTAGAGTGCATTTAATAGTAAGATAGCAAGTCTTAAAATCAATGGGTCTATAATTATATAGGTAGTCTTTTATTAGTTTAGTCTTCGTATTACTTACACACAAAGGTAGTCTAAGTTAGAGGCTTTGTGTCTAAGGGTTAGTTATACTGATAAAATCTTATTTGTCAAGCTTTTATCTAGCATTTCCTGATAAATCATAGATTATTTTACCAGATCTATGAGCTTCAGTAATCTTGTCAGCGTGCTTTGCATATTCTGCGTCACTCATTTTGGCAATCTCAGATTCTTTTATCTTATCTGACATCTCACTAGGATCTACTTTTGTCTTAGATCCTCTGTCTACCAACGAGGCAGCAGCTTTTCTTTTATTTTTCGTATCCGATCTTGTAAGTCCATTATCAACTTTATACAGATCAATAACACGTATAACCGAAGCAGCATCATCCGTATTCTCGTACAGAGCGTTCTGAACCCACTTAGGCTGTTCTTCAACCCAATTATGAAATTCATCGGAATCACGCAGTTTATCAAAGTCTGAATGTGCTTCCCTAATTTCATTTTCTGCACGACTCCTTGTTGCTTCTTCTTTTGCTTTGTTAAGTTCTTCAATTTGTAAGTTAGCTTTATCAAACATTTGTTTAGCTTTTTTATCAGCTATTGTTTCAACTATACCTGCTACATCTGGATATTTCTCTGCCCATGCAGCTATGTCATCATCTGATTTAGGTGGTACAAGTTTTTCTGTTTGACCTAACTTATCTTCTAGCTCCTTAATTTTGGCATTGTATTCTTTTTCTTTAGCAGCTAGATGTCTTCTTACATCTCCATAGCGAGTCTTAAAAGATTTTTCTTCATCGCTAAGTTCAACTTCTGGTTTAGCCTCTTCTACTTTCTCTTTAGTTTTTTCTTCAGTAGCTTGACCTTGTTGTTCCATCAGTTGTTTTAATTCTTCTTCTTCCTTTTTGATCTTATCTTTATATTTAGATCTACTTCTGCTCATATATCCTGCAGTTTTTTGTGCTTCTACATTTTCTAATTCTGGCATTTTACTTCCTTTCTTGGGGTCAACATTGTTGAGTAGCCAATTTATTTACTGCCTAGGCCCTTTCCTCTAGGCTTCTTAGGGTTACGTTTTGGTTTACTTAATAGTCCTCCTTTTTTAAATCCTCTTACAACACCTCTTTCCATATCTCTAATTACTTCTTCAGTTCTTTTATCAGCTTTTTGTTGTTCTTTAGTTTTTGAACCTGATGATTCTTTGTATTCATCAAAAGTTTCTTTAGCCTTTTTACCTAACTCTTTAGTTTTTTCTCTTCTTTCTTCATTATCAGAAGGACTAATTAACGTAGGTTTATCTCCAATTTTTCCTGCCATTTTTAGTGTTTCACCACCTTCAGGAGGATCAATACGTTTAGTAGGACTACCTTTATAATTGGCATAGCTATTATTAGATCTTGTTACATTTTCAACGTGACCATCCATCAGTTTATCACTAGTTAAAAAACTAACCACACCTTTTTGTACAGTATTAAGATTACCCATCGCTTCATTTATTTGTTTAGTTACTGCACTAGTATCCAAGCCTTTTGCTTCCATAAGCGCTCTAACAGTAATAGCATTAGCAACACCAGCAGTTTCAAAGAATCCACCTATGATACCTAAGTTACCACCACCAATAGGTTTAAGAAGAGTGCTTACCTCTTGATTCCATCTATCTAAATCCCAACCATTAAAGTTATATTGTGCTGGGTCTGCTCCCCAACCCGGAGGTGCATCTTTTCTTTCTCTATCATCAGACTGTTGTGTTGTTGCTTGAGTAGTAGATGGTTTAATAGTAGACCAAGGTGGTTGTGTATATTGAGCATCTTCTGGAGGAGTTACAACACCATTAACAAATGTTACAACTCTAGACTCACCTGTTTCTCCATGATAATAAGTTACACTCTTTGTTATATCATTCTGACTTGAACTACCTGTTTGATATATAGGACTTACTGGAGTAAAACCTAATACAGCATAGTC